CGAATCAACAAGTACAAGGCCGCCTTCCTCTGGGACATCACCCTCACCGGCGCCGACCGGCGCACCATCGAAAACAAGATGCAGGAGTACGCCCGACCCCCCGAACCCGGGTCCATCGTGGTCCACAACGAGCAGGAGGCATGGGCTGCCGTCCAGCCCAAGATCGACGCCGGCGACGTCGCCGAGGACGGACGCGCCGTCAAGCTCATGATCGCCATGGGAGCCGGGATCCCCGAGCACTACCTCGCCTCCGGCGAGAACTCGAACAGGGCCACGGCCGTCGAGATGGCGCTCCCGACCGTCAAGAAGTTCAAACGACGCCAGGACTACTTCGGCTACATCCTCACCCGCATCCTCGATCGCGTCGTCGAGGAGAAGCAGTCTCGCGGCCTCCTGCCGGCCGGCATCGACACAACCATAACCTTCGCCTTCCCCGACATCGACACCGACGACAATCTTGCCCTCGGCCAGGCCTCCTATGCCGTCGCCCAGGCCCTCCAGATCGCCAAGACCAACGGCTGGGTGTCCGACGAAACGGCGGCCCGCATGATCTTCGACTCCCTCGGCAAGGACGTCAACGCCGAGGCCGAGGTCAGGCAGGCCAAGCAGGAGCTCGAAGACCTCGAGCCGGCCACTCCCCTGGCGCCACCGGCCCAGAAGCCACCCATCCCCAACCCCGCCACCGCCTCGCCGGCGACCAGGGCCCCCGCCCTCGGCAAGTCCAACCCCAAGGAGGGAGAAGCCGCGTGACCCAGGTGCCCGCCGTCCTCAAAGCGACGTCCCAGCTCCCCGGCGGAGAAGCAACCGCCACCGTCCAGCTCGTGGGCGTCGCGCAGATCGAGTGCTTCCACGACGGGTACGCCGTCGACCACGCCATCCCCAAGTCCCTCCTGGTTCCGGGAGCAGACGTCGTCGTCGATATCCCCGACCTCTACCACCCCGGCGACGGCCAGGTCGTATCCGTCGCCCACGTCAGCGCGGGCGCCGATCACGGATCCGCCAAGGAACAGTTCGGGTCTCTCGCCATCGAGACCGACGGCTCCGGCAACGGGTCCGCCGCGATCGCATTCCCAAACATCTTCTCCTCCTTCACTGGCGCACCGGACGTAACCCTCACCGCCGAAACCGCCCAGCTCGCGTCCGGATCCCTTTCCACCGCGGCCGTCACCGCAGCCGGGCTCACCGTCAACGTCTCCGGCGCCACCCCGAACTCCGCTGTGTCCGCCGCCTGGGACGCACAAGGAACGTAATGAGACAACCGCCCCCTTCACCCCCGATCGCCGACCCCATCCCTCCGAACCAGCCGCAGAGGCTCAACCCAGTCAACCTCACCGAAGCCATCAGCTCTCAGCTGCCAGCCGCCGGCCCGCAGTCGACAGCCGATAGCCGGAGGCTGACAACCCTCAAGGATGAGACTCCCTCCCTCGAGGCCACCATCCGCGAGGGATCGGAGACCTACGCCGGCGGGCACGTCGTCGAGGTCACCGTCATCCGCGCCGGCACGTCCTCCAACAACAACCACTACCCCGAAACCCTGCTCCGCGAGTCCGCGCCGCTCTTCGACGGAGCACGCGCCTTCGCCGACCACCAGCCGCCCATGCAGGCCGGCCAGCCCAGGTCCGTGCGCGACCTGGTCGGCCACTATCGCAACCCGCGCTACGAGCTCACGTCCCAGGGCGGCCGCCTCCGAGCCGACTTCCACCTCCTTCCCGGCCAGGACTGGCTCTGGGGCCTCATCCAGGAAGCCGAACGTGTCCCCGACCTCTGCGGACTCTCCATCGACGCCAAGGGTGAGGTCAAGATGGGCGAAGTCGCCGGCCGCCAGGTCCGCGTCGTCGAAGCCATTCGCAGGGTCAACTCCATCGACTTGGTCTCCAAGCCCGCGGCCGGGGGTTCCCTCGACCGCATCCTCGCCGCCGACGAGGACCTCACCGAGGACCCGGAGACAGATCCCCCGGTCTCCTCCGTGGCTCGGCATCCGCGTGTTGAGGAAGCCTCCGACCGAGCCGCGCCCGGTATAGCCGACCAGCGACCTGACATGCCCGACGAGGCCTGGCGGGACCATATGCACCGAGCCGCCTTCAAAGAGGGCGATCCCCTCGACGCGGCCGCGCGCAAGAAGTCAGCCACCGTCCTCCGCCGCAACCCCGACGGAACCTCGCAGTACAAGTTCCCCATCCCCGACAAGCTCCACGCTACCCAGGCCCTCCGCTTCATCGACCGATCCGACCTCACACCCGAAGAGAAAGCCAAAGTCCGCGCCAGAGCTCATTCAGTCCTCGGAACAACCCCAGCCACCGCAAAGGAATCAGACATGCCCGACGCCCCCGTCACCGACCCAGAAACGGGAAACGAGAAACCGGAAGCGAGAAGCCAGCAGGAACCGGAAACTACACCGCTCGTCGAAGCCGCTGGCTCACGACTCTCGACTCCCGACCCGTCCGCTGAGGATCTCGTCAGCGAGTTCCGCAAGGTCCAGGGTCAGCGCGACCGCGCGGCCCGCGAGCTGGACCAGATTCGTGAGGCGCTCGCCCCCGCGCCGCCCACGCCCCCAGATCCCGGCGCCACCGCCGTCCAGCTCCTCGAGCAGATCAAACGCGATCGCGACCTCGAAAAAAGCGCCCGAGTCCTCGACCGAGCCCTCACCCAATCGAAGCTGCCCGAGGCGATCCAGAACCGCCTCCGCACCCGCTACGACGGCCGTGTCTTCACCGAGCAGCAGCTCACCGAGGACATCAACGACGAACGCGACGTCCTGGGCAAGCTTTCCATCTCGGGCCGGGTAGTCGGCCATGGCCAGGAGAAACCCCTTGTCGTCGGAATGTCGGAGTATGAGCAGCTCCAGGCCGCCTTCGACAAGCTCTTCGACGTCGCCGAGTCCGACCAGGCCAAGTCGGTCCCCGCTTTCGGCGGCATCCGCGATGCCTTTCGCATCTCCACCGGCGTCGACATCGCGAGCATCGGCGGCGTCGACCGGCCGCTGCAGGAGGCCTTTCAGAACAGCCTCCGCAGCTACGTTCAATTCCAGCTCGACCACGGCCGGCTGACCGAGCAGGAAGTCCTCCTCCGCGAGGCCGACGTCACAACCTCGACCTTCTCCTACCTCCTAGGCACCTCCATGAACAAGCGCCTCCTCAAGGACTACCAGGCCTGGCCCTCCGAGTGGCAGAAGTTCTGTAACGTCGTCGCGGTCAAAGACTTTAAGCTGCAGGACCGCATCAGGCTCGGAGCCTTCGGGTCCCTGTCAACGGTCGCCGAGGACGCCGCGTACACCACCCTCACGCTCTCCGACACCCATGCGACCTACACACCCAGCAAGCGCGGCAACCTCGTCCAGATCTCCCGCGAGACCATCATCAACGACGATCTCTACGCCATCAAGCAGATCCCCCAGAAGCTCGCCGTCGCGGCCGCCTTCACCCTGGCGGAGTTCGTTTACTCGCTGCTCGATCCCGCCTTCGGCAACATCTACGACTCCCACTCCCTCTTCGACGCCACCAGCCACCTCAACACCGCCATCTCGTCGGGAAACATCGGAACGGCCAACAGGGGGACCGCCCTGAGCTCCGCGGCAATGCAGGCCGCGACCATCGCCATGCGCAAGCAGACCAACGCGGCCTCAAAGCCCATCGGCTTGAAACCGCGGTTCCTGCTCACCGTCCCTGACCTCGAGTTCGTCGCTATGACCATCCTCAAGTCTGCCGGTCTACCCGGAGGCGCGAACAACGACATCAACCCGATGATGGGCTACGCCGAGCCCATCATCGCGCCCCAGCTCAACGCCCTGCCCAACCTTGGCCCGAGCACCACCGTCGCCATGGTCGTGGCCGACCCACGCGTGATCGACACCGTCGAGGTCGGCTTCATCGGCGGCCAGGTCAATCCCGTCCTGTTCATCCAGGACCAGCCCCTCTACGGGATCAACTTCACCCAGGACGTGATCTCGTACAAGGTTCGCCACGAGTACGGCGGCGCCGTCGTCGACTACCGAGGCTTCTACCTGATCAACAACTAGGTCCAAGGGGCACCCTGGTCCGGG